CACCGGTTTGAACAAGATCAGCAGTTTGACGATCAGGACGAATATTATCGCTGACCTGATTGTCAATCTTCATCGCCATATCTTCTGACGTAAAGTTGACACCTTGCATGTTACCAGCGGGTGTAACTCCCCAGGTGACTTCTTCAATTACTGCTAAACTTGATTGTGAACCTTGAGCTCCCATTGTATACTCCTTATGTTATGTTATCGTAGGTTACGTCTATTAATACATTGCGTTGATGCCACTCTTCTTCGTCACCTACGCGCTGAGTTGCTATCTGATGTACTGTTAAATGTCCTTCACCGAAATTTTTAAAAATAGCTGTTACATAATCTGCAAGTATTAAATTACTTGTTACACCTTCGTTTGATGGCGTAAATACTTGTATAGTGTATAAATAATCAACACGTAAACAAGTTATGCCCATTAGATCGGAACCAATTGCTTCAAGTATACTTCGAATAAAAGCTTCACCACGAACAGGTGTATAGTCTAAATTATCCCAAGCAATAGGTGTTCTATTAACCCATTCTGTATTAAGGCGTTTTTCTAAGATGTCATTTACAATTTGATTTGACATTAACTTATTGGGCGAATGTGAAGTTCATAATGCGCCTGTGCTGGATCGTTTACACCAGCAACAACAGCAAAGATTACATTGTTTTCATCGAGTACTGTATCATTTATACGCGGTTCAATAGTCATGTAAGACGAAGGAAATATCATAAGCATATCTTTTTCTTGTACTGGAACATCGTCTTTAAGGGATTCTACTATACCAGTAAAAACAGGATCAAAATAAAAGACAGTATCTTGTGGACGAGTTATAATACCGTTATCAGGGTTATAACTTGGATTGGCACCAGCAAGAGAAGTGTATGTGCAAGGACGAGGAATATCGTCAAGATCAACTTGAAAAGCTTCGACTAAATCTGCTTGTATTTCATCGCGTAAGCTTGCCATCTTTCCATTTTAACCTTTTGAATTCGTTACGAAGACGTCTGTTGGCTCTTCGTGCTGAGTTGTTAAAGAAATTTGCAGGTGCTTTCTTGGAGTATCCGTGTTCTAAACGAGCACCATATTCAACATTATTATAAATGTACAGTGTATCATCAGCTCTTAAAGTAGTAAATGCTGGTGTCCTTGCTCCACCCCATTGTCCATGTCCAGGAGAAGGGTGTTTAATTAAGCTGGTCCCAGGACGATGATTTCGTTGCCATTTCCACTTCGAAGAAAAGAAGCCGGTATATACTGGAGAAATATTAACAACTTCAACAAACCACTCACGTGAGACTTTTTTTATAGCCTTTAGACCACCACGTGGTACATCATGGGAAAAGTCTTTCATCTCCCTTTTAAAAGCATTAAGTCCACGAAACATATCAATCGCGTATAAGAGTAGTGACGCCCGAGCCGCTTGCCGATGTACAGCTAAGCTCCATCAATGAATCAGGGTATCCAAAAGGAGCAGCTGAACCATAAATGTTATTCGAACCTTTATAATAACCTTTAGCGACTGTAACAGATCCAGCAGTTACAAGTTTACTCCTTAACTGACCGGGTTCTGTAGTATCACCAGGATCACCATAAAGAGTTCCTTTAAAGTCGGCATACGCATAATAAGCAGTCGCTTCTTTGATATTATCAGGAATAGTTGGTGTATCGTCCCAATCAACATCAATACAAGTCCACTGAGTCTGTACATATACACTGGCTTTCTCGATATGTTGCTCTTTTATAGTATTATCAAGAGCAAGCCAATCAGCATAAACTGCCAGATAAGCATCAGACTCAGCGGGAGTTATTATTGCCTTATTCATTACTTTCGAGCGGCTTTCTTGGCGCGAGCAATAACGCCTTTACGAGCGAGTGCATTAAGTTCATGCAACGGCATTGCAGTCTGAGCCACAGTTTTAGCCTTTTTGGCTTTCTAGGCTTTTGGTTCTTTCTTTTCGTCGGCCATGATATGTCCTATGTGATAGGTAAGTAAAAAGGTAGGAGCTTTTACACTCCTACCTTGAGAGTCTTAATAACAACAACTGATTAGTTATTGTGTACCAAATAAGCAATTCCGGTAAGCTTACGATCAATAACACGAGTCCAGTTAGCAAGCAACTCGAGTTCTGCCAGCGTTGCAGTTGTAGCAGAAGCAACGGTTGTTGATGTAAACTGAAAACCAGCAGGATGAATCAGCGGATTACGACGAGTATGAAGAATATCTTCACCGCCACCATCACCGGAACTCGGAACACGATCCAATTCAGAAGGTACTTCCATACGACCAGTACCATAACCAAAAGCACCAGGAGCGTAAAGAACAGTCGTATAAGACGGAGAGTTGGTTCCAGTTACAGGAGCCAAACTGTCATCAACAACAACTACCATACCCAAATAGGTCGGAAAGTTAATCTCACCACGAGCATCCGGGATGAAATCAATCAAGTTCTGCTTATTAAGATTGGTAAAAGTAACAGAATGCATGGCAACAGCAGTAAACATCATCTGATGATCACCAGCAGTCTGCCTGGCATCGAGTACAGCCTCAGCACTGATAATATTTGCGGCCAGCGGAGTTGCAATGTCATCATAAATATTAACAACCATGTCACCAGCATCGCTGGAAACGTTGTCGTTCATAACACCGATGGAAGCACTGATCAGCCGTTTCTCTTCCTGGGTGGCCCAAAATTTGCCGACTTTACGAGTGATAGCAGCAAGCGGATCCATATTAGCCAAGGTAAGCTCACGAGCAAAGTCCATTGTGGACCAGGATTTATGAAGCTTGGCCAAACGATATTTCTGCAAACCAGTTGTGATAACATCCGGAGTTGAGAAACTTGTTGGATCGTCACTGGTGTAATCCGGCTCTGCAGAAACATCCAGAGGTTTGAAGAAAGGCATTTCGCCTACAAAACCACCAACGGCAGCCATCGCACTCAGCTGATCGTAAGGTGTAAGAATACCAGAGTTCAAGAAAGCATTAAGTTCGATTGCTTCCTCA